CAAAGGCGGGTTAGTTAGTCTACGAGGTAAGTAATGGCAGAAGAGCTATTCACAGATATCATAAACAATTTAGGTAAGGCAGTAAAAAAAATTAAAGGGGATAAACCCGGAAAGTTTTTTGTTGAACCTTATTTTAATCCCGACGGTTCGCGAAAAATTGTTGGCGGCTATGGAGCCGAGGACCGCGCAGCGTTTATAGAAAAAGACAAAGATGGTATCAAGGGTACTGTTCAGTATGGCAATGATGATACTAATAAAAAATTTAGACTTACATCTGATGGTAAAAATACTACAGGTGAAGTAGTATTTAAATTTAAGGACGGTGGTATAACAACACCGAAGCGTGGATTTGTAGATGGACCAGGAAGTTATTCAGGACAAAGTTCTTATGCTAATGTTCAAAAATTAGGAATAGAAACACAAATTAAACAAATGTATGCCAAAGGTCTTGGTGCAGGAACTATAACTATACGCCTTAAAAATTTATATAAAGGTCAACCTAATATTGCTAATAAAATTAATAGAACACTTATTGGAGATTATCTAACATATGCTCAACGTAATTTAAATTTAGTTAAACCTGTAGGTGATATAGCAGTTCGAAATCAATATGGTCCTATTAGAAGTTTAGAACAAGTACAAAAAGTCATAGATGAAGCACCTAAAATTAAAAAAGGTAAAAAATATTATGACATGAATGCAAAAGATTTAGAAGGTCGTAGTAAATGGAATCATACCGATCCTAAACAATCTGTAGATGGTAAAAAAGGTACAAAATATGTTACTAGAAAAGAAATTATAAGATATAATAAAAAAGGTCAACCACCTAAATTAAAAATTTCAGGACCTAGTAAAATCACTCTTATTGATGATGCAAAATTTAAAGCAAATGTAAGAAGAGGTGAAAAAACAAAAACTGCAAATGCAAATGCAGGTGCTGAGACAGTTGCAGAAAATAAAAAAATATCCACAAAATTTGTAACTCAAGCAAACCTTAAATTAAGACAAGATCTTAAAAAAAATTCCATAGAAACTATTTCTAAAATTAGAAATAATAAAAAAATAATGTCTGAACTTGAAACTAGTTTTGATTCTAAATCAGGTGAGTTTAAAACAGAAAAAATAAGTAATAAAAAAATTAAAACTTTAATTAAAGGAGGTATGTTTAGTATAGAGCATACTTCTCCTATGGCTGCAGGAGCTAAAAATACTAATTTTACTACCAATCTTTCTTTAATAACTAATAGGGCTAATAGTAAAATTATGAAACCTTTAGATACATTTATGAATAGCAATAGTTATAAAGATTTTACTGATCCAAGAGTAGTTAAGGCAAAAGATTTTTTAAGTAAAAATAATTTAAGAATAAAAATTAAAGGTATGGATGGTTACTTTGGTGATAAAACTAAATTAACTGCTGAAGAAAGAATTAATAAACAAAGCAAGGGTTACAGACTTAACTCTGGACTAGCTGCAGTAGAAGAGGGAGCTGGAAGAATATTTTCTAATGTAAAAAATGTAGCTAAAAACATTGCAGGCGATATTAAAAATATAGGTAATGTTGATTTTAGCAATATGAGTTTAGGAGAAGGCAAACTTGCTAAAGCCGCAGGTGTTGGAAAAAATATTGTTAAAGTAGGTGGAAAATTACTCGGAGCAGCAGCAATACCTTTAACTGCTTATGAACTTAACAGAATGTATAATGAAGGTAGCACAGCAGCTGAGATGTTAGCCTATCCTTTGTTTTTAGATGGAAGAGTTAGAGAAGGACAAGAGCTTTTAAAAATGTCTAAAGCCGAAAAACAATCAATGATGAATCAACAAATAGAAGAAGATGAATCTTTGTTAGATTCTGATTTTTCTACTCCATATGTAAAAGGAGTTAATTCCGTAGATAATAAAATAGTTAGAGAAAGGGTTGCTTTAGAGTTGCAAGCCGAAAAAGAAGCAAGGAAACTGAAAAGAACCAAAAAGTCGTCAGGCTTTACATTCGGAAATAACTACGGTATAAGTTCGTTCGACGACCAGGTGTGAAACAATTAACAGGAAAGAGATATGGCTGAAATAGACGATACATTACCCAACGAAACAATTACTGACGAAGCTTTTGTAGAACAGGAAGTTGCTGTACCTAACGAAGAACTTGAAACATCTTCAGAAGATGTTGCAGTTACTATGGACGAAGATGGTGGAGCAGAAATTAATTTTGATGCAAATGCAGCAGGAGCATTAGAGTCTGATGATCATTTTTCTAATTTAGCAGAAATTATAGACGAACAATATTTAGATGAACTAGGTTCAAACCTTTTTGATAAATATACAGAATACAAAGAATCTCGTGGTGATTGGGAAGATACATACAGAGAAGGTTTAGGTCTTTTAGGATTTAAATATGAAAGACGTACACAACCTTTTAGAGGAGCAAGTGGTGTTAACCATCCTGTTCTTGCTGA